AACTTGGAAAGGGCTACGGAGATAAAGTCTTAGAGAAGCTATTTGCAGCAAAGGAGTGTATGGACAAAGGATACACGGGGGAAGCCAAGAAGATAGTCAACGATGCTATTGAGTTAAGGCAGTCGTTTCTTGACAGCTTGGAGGAGTTAAAATTGCAACAACTAAACGCTAAAATATGAAATACATTCACGTACCTACGGGCGTGCTTTATGACCAGCCTAATCATACAAACTACCACCCTAACGATTTTAAGCTGGTAGAGAAAGAACCGCACTACAACCAGCAGCCGATTGAGGTCATTGATATGATGCTATCTATTTACGGCAAAGAAGCTGTTATTCATTTTTGCTTGCTTAATTCATTTAAATATAGAATGAGGGCAGGTCATAAAGACGATGCGGTTAAGGATATAGAGAAGGCTCTTTGGTACGAAAAAAAAGCTAAAGAGTTGGAAACATTTAAAACCAAAGAGATATGAAACAAACAGCAGTAGAGTGGTTGCATGAACAATTATTAAAAATTCTTATAGATAATCAAATACAACAAACACATTATTTATTTGAACAAGCCAAAGCAATGGAGAAGCAGCAGATGTTAGGCTGCTACTTTGCCCATAGAGATTTTTGTTCGGGTGAAGTATCTAATGACACATTTAACCAGCATTACGAACAAGCCTACGGAGGCAAAGACAAATTGTAATTAAAAAGCTAAAGAGTTGGAAATCAAATAAAATAACTATATTAGCAGCCGTGAAAGCACGGCAAATCATAATGCAGCTTTATGATTCAGGCGAACTGATGAAGGCTTGCAAGTCAATAGGCAGCACTTACTCTGACGATTTATGTCAAGAGGTGCTGCTTTGTCTTTTTGAGAAACCCGAAGCCAAGATTTTAGAAGCGCACGACAAAGGGTATTTTAGGTTTTACGTTGTTAGAATAGTGATGAACTTTGCCAACTCTAAAAACTCCAGCTTTCACAAGAAGTACCGAAATCGTGATGAGGTTATTCCGATTAATCATTTAGGGCAAGTAGGCGAAATGCCAGTCGAATCGTATCTTGAAAGCCACGGAATAGATTTAACCGCACCCGATTACGACTATCAAAAGGACTTGGAAACCCAAGGGAAGATTGACCGCTTAGAGGTGGCTTATCTTAGACTGAACAACGAAAGTGAGTTTCCCTACGAACAAAAACTCTTAGACTTACATTTACAATTAAGGAACAAACGAGCGGTCAGCCGATTGACTGGCATTCCTTATCGAACCGTTTGTCATAACTTAGACACCATTTATAAATCATTAAAGGATGCAGCACTTAATTATTAGCGCACTTGCTGGCTTGGCTGGCTATTCATTTGTTATGTTAGCAGGCTTCAAGCTAAAGGGTAAGCCTTTGAACTGCCAAGTTTGTATGGCTTTTTGGTTTGGCTTGATTACCTCTTTATTAGTCGAGCCATCTTTTTACGCACCAGCCGTAGGGTTTGGAGCAATGTGGTTTGCAGCAATGGCACAAAAAACTTTACTAAAATGAACCAAGACCAATATCTACAACTAAGGGCAGCACGACCTTACCTTGACCAATACCACGCTGTGGGTAGTGTATCTATACCGCACGATGTCGCACAAATGATGCAGAAGGTACACGGAGAACTTTACGGAGGTGGCTTTAACAACTGGTGCCAGGCTTGCGTTATCGAAGCACTTACAAAATTGATGGTTGCTTTTGATAATTACGAAACTAAAAGCGCACCGGTAATTGTTTCACAAGAGGCTAAAGTCAAAGCAGATGTCCCCAAGCGAAGCAGCAAACGTAATTCAAATACTAACTAATACGTTAGAGGCTATCTGCGATTGTGAGGTAGATAATGCGTACGAAGTAAAACAAAAGCTAATCGATAAGATAAGCGAACTAATAGACAAGCTATGACGACAACACCTATAAACAAAATCAAATCGAACCCTAATAATCCAAGGGTAATAAAAGACGACAAGTTTAAAAAGCTGGTTCAGTCTTTAAAAGACCTACCCGAAATGGCGCAAGTCCGACCGATAGTAGTCAATCAGGATATGATTGTCTTGGGAGGTAATATGAGATTAAAGGCAATGAAGGAAGCAGGCTGGAAGGAAGCACCGGTAGCTATTGTGGATTGGGATGAGGACAAGCAAAGACAGTTTATCATTAAGGACAACGTAGGCTTCGGTGAGTGGGATTGGGATATGTTAGCCAACGAGTGGGATGCGGAGAGTTTAGGTGAGTGGGGATTGGATGTACCGCAGATGAATGAAACGGAAATAGAAGCAGAGGAGGATGACTTTGATGTACCCAAAGGCGGTATCAAAACTGATATTGTTTTAGGTGATTTGTTTGAGATTGGGGAGCATCGGTTGTTGTGTGGGGATAGTACTGATAGCGACCAAGTTGCAAAGCTGATGAATGGGGAGAAGGCTGATATGGTGTTTACTGACCCGCCTTATGGCATGGCTTATGAAAGTAATGCTTGGGATAGTAAAAAAAGTGAAGTAAAACAAAAGCGAACCGATACACAAATATTGAATGACGAGAATACAAATGTTGGTCAAGACGCATTAAATTTGATACCTTTATTTCTAAAAAACAATAGCCATTTTTATATCTGGTGCAGATGGGATTGTTTTAATGATTTTAAAGAAATATGTCAAAATATTGGTAAAATAAAGAGCGTTGTAGTTTGGGATAAAGGTGGTCCAGGATTAGGGGATTTAAAAGGTTCTTATGGAGATAGTGAATGGGCAATATTTGGAATGATTGGCAGGCGAGAATTAAAAGAAAGGCAGAATGGAGTTTGGCAAGTAAATAGAATGAAGGGATTACAAATGCAGCATCCTACGCAAAAGCCATTAGAGATTTGTGAGCGTGGAATAAACAACTCGACCAATGTCAACGAATTAATTTTAGATTTATTTCTCGGTTCGGGTTCAACTATGGCTGCCTCACATCAACTAAACCGCAAATGCTACGGCATGGAACTTGACCCAAAGTACTGCCAAGTCATTATAGACCGAATGCTTAAACTTGACTCAAGTTTGACTATCAAACGCAACGGAGAGAAGTATATTAGAATCAACGAAATTACAACGTAATGGGTGGCAGAGGACAAATAGAGCCAAGATGGCAAAAGGGCGAAAGCGGCAATCCAGCAGGGAAACCAAAAGGAACACGCAACCGAAGCACTATCGTCAGGGAGTGGCTGGAGGTACAGCAGTCGGTAAAGAACCCTATTACGGGCGAGCAGGAGGTATTAGAGCAGCAAGATATTATGACCTTGGCTTTGATAAAGAAAGCACGGGAAGGCGATGTTAATGCGTATCGGGAATTGATGGACAGCGCACACGGCAAGCAGACAAATCAAATTGAAGGCTCGATGCACTTGACTGGTTTAAAGGTTGAGGTGGTTGATGTTGGTCCTGAAGTAGCTACAAACGAAAGTGAAATAATCGACTAATGTGTTTAAGACATCAAAGATATTTCGCAACAATTACGAATCGAAAGATAAGGTAGTTGTCAATCAGGGCGGTTCTTCCAGTTCTAAAACCTACACCATCCTTCAGGTGCTATTCCTTCGGGCAATAGAACACCCGAGAAGCGTTACGACTATTGTAGGCGAAACTATCCCCAACCTTAAATCAGGTGCGCTTAGAGATGCGCAGACTATTGTGGCGAATTCGCCAATATTAACAAAGCTGATTGCAAGCTACAACGCTACCGACCGAGTGTACACTTTATACAACGGCTCGGTATTGGAGTTTAAGAGTTACGAAACCAGCCAATCCGCAAAGTCAGGTAAAAGGCAGTTTTTATTCGTGAACGAAGCCAACGGCATATCGTATGAGATATGGAACGAACTGTATCTTCGCACGACCATTCAGGCTTTTATTGACTACAACCCGAATGCGGAGTTTTGGGTACACGAAAAGCTGATAGGAAAAGAAGGGGTGAAGTTGTTTATCTCCGACCATCGGCACAACCCTTACGTTTTACCAGCTATTAGAGAGAAGATTGAGGCACTCAAGGACATAGACTTGGAACTTTGGAAAGTTTATGCAAGAGGGCGTACCGGTCGCATCGAAGGTTTGGTGTTTAGGAATTGGGATGTGTGCGATTCGATTGACAAGGTACGCTGCAAGCTGGTAGCTTTAGGAATGGACTGGGGTTTTACGAACGATCCGACTGCCTTGTGTGCGGTGTGGAAGGATGGCGACCATTTGTATATCGAGGAACTCTTATACGAACGAGGACTAACAAACCAAGACATCGGGGCGAGATTAAAGGATATGGCTATCGGAAGGACAATGGAGATAATAGCTGATTCAGCAGAGCCGAAGTCTATCGAAGAAGTGCATCGGATGGGGTTCAATATCCACGGAGCGAATAAAGGAAAAGATTCAATTCAAAACTCTATTGACATTTTAAAGCGTTACAAGCTGCACGTTTTACGAGGCTCGGTTAATTTGATAAAGGAGTTGAATAGCTACAAATGGAAGCAAGACAAGAACGGCAACCCATTGAATGAGCCAGTAGATTTTCAAAACCACGCTATTGATGCGCTTAGATATGTGGCACTCAATAAATTAAAAGTTGCTAACTCAGGAAAATATTTTATATTGCAGGCGTAAACGACAACGATGAAAGCGCAGACCTTTATTTTCGTACACGACCAGCAGATTGTCTTAGACTACATTGAGGCTGGCAAGTTTGACCAATTGCCCAAT